AGTGATACACTAAGTGTGAAGCACCCGCCCCTTTCGTCGAGGCTACTTGGTCTACCAAGCGCGGGTGCTTCCTTCATTTATCGGTGGAGTAGAAGCCTGACCCTCTGAACGCGACAGGGGGAGAGGACCAGACTCTACTCATCATTTCGCCGCAGTCAGCACAGGAGGGAGTGCTAGCTTCAGCGTGTATAGAACGCTCGACCGAGAGGACAGTCGAGCAGTTTAAACATTTGTATTCGTAGATCACAATGCTAATCCATAATCTAGATGTAAAAATCCTACAAGTTTCATAATCTTACGTGTGTCGGAGAACTCTGTAGTGGCGGGCATACGACGCTCGGACCACGATGGTTCGGGTACGCGGGAAAGGTCGAACGCCCATATTCCTTGTGGTGTTGAGTTGATGTAGTAGGGAGTCCTTGAACCTGCTTGGTTTACAAGTCTGCGGTATTTCATTTCTTCAATGAGAAGTTCAGGGTAGTGCGTGTGTCTGCACTTAAGTTCAATGTACAAATTCTTATCGTCAGTTGTACAGTCGAATGAATCAAAGGCCCCTTCGCTTTTCTCGAGGTCGGGGAAGTGTTTAAACTTAAGGTAATCAAAGAGTTCTTGTTCCTTCACAGGAGTTGAACCTGCCTTCCAAGATACTCCGTATAAACGGGAGGAATGGCCTCGACTAGTTCTCCCCAAATCATCCAGTCAATTCCCATTGCTTCTCGTGCTTGCTCAATAGATTCAGCAGTCTTACCACCGCTAGGTATTTCATCTCGCATAGATCCGTAGACACCGACAGGTCTGCCCTGCTTCTTGTGGTCACACACAGTTCCCTTGAGTTCAAGGTTGCTTTCGAATAGACGATGACGCCTGACCTTCAGGTCAAATGCGCTACCGCATAGCAGGATTGGTTTAAACAATGGAGCTCCAGGCACATTCTCAATGACGTATGGTTTGCCACTTGCCTGGAGAAGTGCTCTAGTTGGTTCAATTAAATCTAATTTATCTGTCTGTTTGCCCTGTGCTATACGTAGATTTCTGGTTATCGAATGTGTTTGACAAGGCGGTGACGCGTGAATCAAATCGTACTCAGCCAAGTCCGATGGTTGTAACTCCATTACGTTTAAACGCAGGTACTTAAATGGATACCGCTTTCCGTGTTTGATGTCTACGCCTGTGACTTTAAAGCCAGCACGATGGTAACCCATTGATGCTCCGCCAGCGCCACAGAATAGGTCGAGAACCTTCATTGCCAAGGAGATTCCCCACCTAAGTTATTCTGTAGGCGACGAAGTGCGCCAGTGGATTTACGATCAGCAGTGGATACTGAACACTCAAGATACTGCGCTAACTCTTGAAGCGTAAGGTTTTCGTGGTATCTCTTGATGAGAATGTCTTTGTCTTTAACATCTAAGGCTAGGTAAGCCTTCTTAATATCTATCAGGATAGCAAGAAGGTTTCCACCTTCTGCTGGAGCTGCTTGCTTGCGTGGTTGTCCATCGTTAATAAGATTCTGTGCTGCTTCTAATACTGTCTCGTCAACAATAGAGGATATAACGTGTGGCAGGAGTTGTCCTATGACCACAGTATCGTAGAAGGATTCATCGCCTACCTTGTAGCCTGACTTGGTTGCCTTCTCTTTGCGGGCGTAGCGTTCTGCGTGACGCTTCATCTGCCACGCCATACGCTTCTCGTTGATGACTCGTTGGACTGTGTTTTCTTCCGAAAGTAATTCATTGAAGTGGTCTGCTCGTGCGTAGTACCAAGACCAGCACTCTTGTGCTACATCTTCGCGTTCAACAAAGACGCGGTATCTACTGAAGATAGTTTTTGCTACACTGAAAACAATATCGGGAGCGGAAGGATGCGTCTCGATTTTAAAATCATCAGTCATTGGGAAGTTCAGGCCACTTCTTATCTAGCACCATAATTGCAATGGCACTGTAGTTAAGCAAATCTATAAATGAGTCTCTAAGTGACTCGTTGCTGGGAGACAGGTTGCTATCAAGGAGGTTATTGATGCGAGCCACCTTGTCCCACATTCGCACTCGGAGTCCGTTGAGTGGTCCACCTGGACTGTGAGCGATGTTCTTCGGGCCGTAATCGTGATGCTTGCGGATGAGCAAATTACCTGCGGTGTCAAGGACTCTCCATACATCGGTAACAAATTCATCATTTACTCTCTTGTTGGTATCAAGCGACAAGTTATCGTGCCAGCTTTGTAATCTATCGAGACTATTATCATCCCCATATCCATCAATAATCTGGCTGCCTCTTGGAGATCCTTTTTCTTGCTCACTCACTTCTTTCCTCCCACTAGGTTGGCTGTTAGGTCCTTGCCATTGGCAAGATAAAAGTCCGTAATGTCCATACCTGGTGGTAATTGTACGATTTGTGAGTTCAATACCTCGCCAGCAACACGCCGAGAGAACTCCATACCAGGATTAGACCCATCTTCTTTAACATCGTTGTCGCCTACAATATAAACAACATCAAAACCATTAAATAACTTTGAGTAGTAAGGCTTCCAAGCCGCTACCCCTGGAATACCAACGGCAGGTACACCGCAGTTTGCATCCATAACTATTGCATCAAATTCACCCTCACAGATAACAATGCTTTTAGTAGGAGACATTGTGGCTATGACGTTGTATAGGTGGCTCTTCTGCCCTACAGGTGAGCCATACTTAGGCTTGCCATCATCAAGTCTGCGGAACTTAAAGCCAACGCACGTACCAAGTGCGGTCATATAAGGTATTGAAATCCAACCCTCATACATCTGATGACCCTCTATCGGATCAACGATGGTACCTATCTGGTACCGAGCAGCCGTCTCTTCAGATATCCCACGTCCTGCGAGGTAGCCTAGCGCCCTGTCGCTTATTGAGTCCGCGTAATGGACTGCCGCTTCCAGCAGTGATTTCGTTTGCTCTATCGATAGCATCCTTAAACCCCAAGTTCTCCAATTCCATAATCACGTTAATTGCATTGCCACCCTTACCGCAAGTGTGGCAGTAGTAAAGGTTGTTATAGGTATCAATTACTGCAGAGCGCCTGCTGTCCTCGTGCATACAGCATCGCACTGACACATTGAAGCCTTCCTTTACTTCCCCTCCAAAGTGTCTTACTACATCTGCTATGGAGACTGAGTTTGCATCGGAGCTGGCTTTTGACCTTTTCTTACGAACCACCCTGGTCCAGTCTTGTGCTGGCATCCGCAATCTCCCTCACATTTATCGTGAAAATCTTTGGCTAAGTCGGTCTTACCAATAGTGTTGTGATGACCTGCCCAACAACAACTACTGCAAATCATAACTCTTCAACCTTTTCCTCAAAGTCTTCAAAGAAACTGTTGTAATCATTCTCGTTTTTTGACACTCGAAACTTAGCCCTCACCAAAGCATCTTCTTTTGAGTTTGCTGTAATGATTGTTTCTCTACGTGAAAGAAAAGTAACCTTGTAGTTCTTCTCTCCTTCAGACAAGGGTTCACCTGTCCATATATTTGATGTTGTTATCTGTCCTTCAGGAACTGGCATTACTACTCCTATCTTGTAACCATTGGTCTAAGTCTTGGATAACCCAAGCCTTCTCTACTCCGTGTTGTCTGCGTTTGACTACGACGAAGGCTGGCGGGTTGACGGGTAGTCCGCGAGCCTTCGCGTAGTTGGCTGCCTCAGTCTGGGCTTCCGCCCAGAACTGTGGAAGACTAAGTGACTTACGATTCTTACACTCCAAAATATAGGTCTGACCTGCGATTATAGTAACCACATCGCCTTCGTCTGCAGCGCCCGCTTTAGCGAGTCGTTCGGCGAAGTGTCCAAGTTTGCGTAAGTATTTCATTACATCCGTCTCGAACTTGGAACCCTTTTGTTTGTTATATGAACTCATATAATCCTTGTGTAGTTGGAGTGCAGAACTGCCCTACCAAAAGCATCAGCATCATTGATCTGACAGGTAGCAAAGTTCACAAATAAACTTGCGTAATCTTGCCCGTCTGCCTGATGTTTGCCAAAGCGATTCTTAACGGCTGCGACTCGAAGGTTGTGACTCATCGGGTCATAGCCAAGAGTTAGTATCAAAGCTGGAAGTTGACTCACCTTTCCGTGGATTGCACGGCGATGAGGTGGATGAGTTCCAGGTCCATACTCACTTTGTTCTGATACGTGGTGCAAGACAAGCACACAGGCTTCAGTCTTACGAGCCATATCGTGCAGGTCCATCATTATCTGACGAAGCCCTGCCCATTCATTATCAGATTCAGCAGCGACATTCATTAGGTTATCTATGACAATGAGTTGTGGTGCTACTCCATAGAGTTCTATGTAAGCCTTAATCTCATCTTCGATATCATCAAGGTTTGGTGATGAATCAAATACCCATTGAATGTGGGATATATCTTCTAGGTTGTCAGCATAAGCATCAGGATTATATGAAATCTGATTCTCTACTGTTTGCTGACTATGTCCTGACACGTGAGCAGTAGCGCGAAGCATCACTGTCGCGATGTCAGTATCTGCGGAGAAAAACAGAGTAGGTACTTTTGATTTAATAGCATATACGAGAGCGAACATAGACTTTCCAGCGTTAGGTGCAGCGGCAACCATACACACTTGACCACGCCGAAACTTTATGTCCTTGGTTTCTAAGTCTTTCCACACAGTCGGAAGTGGCTGCGCCAATGTTTGGGCAGTCCTCCAAGCGCGGTCTAACCTAAGCACTTTCCTCCCGTCGTACTACTATTTTATTTTTTCTTCTTAACTGTTTTCTGTCCCACTCTGTAAGGCCACCCCAGATTCCGTAACGCTCGTTATGGATGCCCCATTCTGCACACTCACTTTGATGGATACAGTTGTTACATATACTTCGTGCGTATATGAGTTCGTATGACCTTGAGTCTCCCTTTTCGGGAAACCAAAAGTCTCCACCTGTTTGAGCGCAGAGAGGATCCTCGAATTCACGAGGCTCTCGCATTGGGTCATCGGACCCAAATAGTTTGGCACTTGTCTGGTGCGCCCTTTGATGCAGCACACATATAGCCCTTCCAAGGACCTTTAGCGCTTACTCCCTCGCGATATACCATCGCTCCGTGTTTGCAAGTATTGCTTGATGGTTGTACTGCTGGTGCAGTTACAGGTGCAGAACCTTGAACGGGCGCAGAAGATCCAGCGCCTCGAAATGTGTCAGCTGTTGAAGTAATCAACGCCGATACCATTGCTAGGTCAGTTAGACCTGTTTCCAATTCACGCACATCTGATGCGTAAAGATTTACAAGAGTTCCGTCAGGCAACTTGTAGTTGACTTGGAACTTTGTTGACTCGGGTGCAGCCATTTACCTTCCTCCAGTTTTTCTAATGGAAAGCCTTGTGCTTTCCTTTCCTTGCTTAGTCGGCACAAAGCCTAGTGCTTTCTCCACCGCTTCTCTGTCGACTGTGTTACTTTGGACTGTAGACCATTTGATCTCATATCCTGTTGTTGTAACTCCAGTTACTCCAAGAAAGGTTTCTCTTAACCCTTCTTTCTTTTTTTCCAAAGACTTAATCTGTTCATCCAGTTGAGCATACTCAAGTACATTAAGTGATGTTTGTTCATCATCAAGAACTGGGATGTTATCTCCCATAAGTTCTTTTTTTAGACCAACGCATCCCATCTCACCAGAGGCGTCGTAGTATTTGCAATAGAACCTGCAGTAACTTTCGTCCTTTTCAGGTTCAGGTGCAAGGTCCGATGTCTTGATTGCAGATAACCAATCGAGCGCCTCTAGTGCGATGGCCTCATCATAGGGTTCAGAATGTATTGCTACATCACGTTCATCCCCATCACGAGGAATGGCTACAAGATTCACAGTCTGAACCTTCCCCAACCCAGACTTTTGAATTAGGTAGCCATAAACTTGTACTTGCCAGCGTTGTTGTTTAGACGGGAAGTAGTTCAAGTTCTTAGTCTTGACAGTCTTCCAGTCCACTACATCACCTGTCCCAGGAATGAAGCAGTCAACGTGTGCTTTCATACCGTCATATTCGACAGTCTGTTCAAGCAGTACATCTTTGTTATCAGCCAATGCGGACTCAATCGCTGAGTGGATTGCCGTACCCATAATCGCTGCGAGTTTCAACTCGCTGTCGTTGGTTTCAGGCTGATTGTTTAAACGGTACCAGACTTTACGACGACAACCGCCAAGCTCTGATGGTCCAATCTGCACTTGAGTAGAGCGACCACGCTTGTTCTCTTTTTCGTGTAAAGCCTT